GACGCGGCCCCGCGGGTAGCTGGTGTCGATGGATAGCTCGCACCTGGAGAACTCCACTCCGAAAATGTTCAAGAGGTCCCGGATTATCGCCGATGCCTTCATGTTCTCTGTGTAGGTCTTGTTGACGATCCGCCCAAGTATTTCCTCGGCGCATGGCTGGACGGTCATTGTGGACGTCCAGTCTACATTGTTTTGCTTGTGCTTTAGACCAACCACTTTGCCGATCAGAATGCAGCCAACGTTTCCCTGGTAGCCAGCATTCAGAATCACGGGGTCATCTTTTTTAATGCTGTTGCGGGTGTTGGCGGAAAGGTTTGTCACGGTTACGGTGGCGACCGGGGGCTCGTCGCTGTCCTCAAAGGGGATATCGAACGTAAAGTTCATCCCATCCAAATCATACTTGTTGCTCCCAATGACCAGTGTGGCCGCTCGAATCCAAAAGGCCATATCACTCTACCTTCCTTTCGTGGAGGTAGAGCTTCACATCCTTCCCAAGGTTCTCCCATGTGACCTCGGAAATGCTGTCGCCAGTGATGCAGGACGGGATAATGACCGGGATTGGGAACAGCTCGTCCTCGACTACGTTGAACAGGGGGCGCCCATAGCGGATGATCTCCCCGAAAGCAAGAACATTTCCATTCACATCATACAGGTCAATCGTGAAAAACTTCCCGGTGGCGTTGTATTTGACTGTGAACGAGTAGGTGCGGTCAGTCAGCTTCACCGAAAAGGTATATGGCACGCGCGATACGTCGATGGCGATATACTGTACATCGGAGTTCAGGTCTATCAGCTGCAGGGCCATAGTCGTTCCCCCTTATACAGCAAGGCCGTCATAGGCCCTGGTCCGCCTCGTCAGCGGCGCGGCGCTGCTGGGCTGTTTATAAGCTGCCCTATGCCGCTCCATACTGGCCGAGCTTACCGATTGAAGGGATACCATCGTCAGACCAAAGTTGGCTGTTTTCGCCAGCTGCTGGTTGTCAGCCTTTCCACCATCCTGACTGGTCATGGGCAGCTCCCCATCCATAGGGACATACTCCGAAGAGCTGATTTGTACCTGTTTCAGAGTTGCGGAGAAGGATGCACCATTCCAGTTCTTGTACGAGCGGTCAAACTTGAGGCTTGTAAAGACAAGATTGGACATTCGGGTGACCCCGATGTAAGTGATGATATCCCGCGAGGCTCGCATGGCCTTCAGGGCGTTTATCGCGCCGTTGCCGCCGATGACGATTCCGGAGATGTTGAGGGTACCAGACGCGTTGTTCACATGGTCGTTGATCTCGGCCCCATCCTCAATTGGATTGGAGGTAACGGTGCTGCTGTAGGTTTCGCTCTCCTTCTCCACAAGGCCGTTCTTCAAAGGCTCAAAGCGGACTGTACCACCCTTCCTGCTGGTGAGTATATAGGCCATACCGTACCTCCTACGGCTTCACGTCTACGGTTGGCAAGACCTCGGTATGGAAATAAAGCTGGTAGTGATAGGGATCCGTGTGTGTGCCGGTGATGTCCTCAACAACGTACAGAGTATAGTCGTTGAGGTAAATATAGTTTTTCTTGTACTCGTTCTGGCCCACCTTGCAAGTCACGATCAGCTCACTTGCGGAGTTGTTGCTGACGCTCATATAGCCTTCTGCCTCCAGAATGATGGTATCGGTGCGGGCATTGTAAACGGTGATCCTGCGCTCGCACTCGAAGTAATCAGCCTGTTTGGACAGATTGGTGTTCACCTTGTCCGCCTCGGAGCAGGCAGACAAGGTGATGACACACAGCATAAGCGCAAAAAGCGCGGCTAATAGTTTTTTCATGATGTTTCCTCCACTCAAAATGCGTACTGGTTTTTCAAGGCCGCCCGCTGAAGCTCTTCCTCGCGGAACTCGTCGTACAGCTCTCTCATCTTGGCCTCAAATTCTGCCATAAGCTGTGCCCTCAATACCTCAAGAGCCTCATGGTCCGCGTTGCCCTCAACCGTTATCTGGACGGTGACTACTGGGGCAAAGGTAGACCCGCTGCCGTTGCCGTCAATCCGCTCAGGATAACCTCCCCCGTCAGCATCCAATTTGTAGCTGGGCGGATTGAAGTCCTCAACCAATGGGTTCACGTTGTAGTAGATATCGGAGACAGACGGGGTGTTGATGTCCTCAATGACAGGTCTGACCTTATAAACGGAGCCGCCAATGGCGTTGCCGATTTCGCCAATCCCCTCAACGCTCGGGTACACACCGTAGGTCATATCCGAGAGCCCATTCGGTGCTGGAATATTGATTTCAGGTCCGTCGAGCTTCGTCGGAACCGCTCCCTTGATGTCCTCAGTGACGTTCTTCATACTGTCACCGAAGCCCTTGCCAAGGCCCAGAGCCATGTTATCACCAATTTCGGCAAACACAGTGGACGGACTGTGGATACCAAGAAATCCTTTGATGCCGTCCACGATTCCGCTTGCAAAGACCTTGACCTTTTCTGCTACCCAGCTCGCCATGGACGAGATGCCGCTCCACAGACCTTCCACAATGCTCTTGCCGACGCCCAGCACCATGCCGGGGATTTCAATGAGCACACCGAGGATAGCCGCGCCAATCGAGGGTAGCTGCGCTACAAGCTGTGGTATCGCCGAGATGATACCGCCCCCCAGCTCCAGGAGCAGGGTCACGCCGGTGGAGACGATGGATGGGAAGCTCTCGCTCAGAGTGCCGACGATGCCGGTAATGATGGAGGGTATCTGCCCTATCAGTTCAGGCAGGGCACCAATGATGCCGGTAGCCAGCGAGGTGAGTATCTGAACACCCTGTTCAAGGATTGTGGACAGGTTCTCCGTTACGAAGCCGCAGATGGATGTGATCACATCCGGCAGCATATCGACCAGCAGTGGTATCGCACCGATTATGCCGTCCGCTAGACCGCTGATGAGCTGCATCCCTGCGTCAATGACCAGGGGCAGATTCTCTATTAGCGTCCCAGCCATGAGCATTACGGTCTCAACCAAGGCGGGTATTAGTGTGGGAAGCATCCCACCGAGGCCGGAGGCCAACGATGCGATAATCTGCATCCCGGCACCGACCAGCACGGGGAGGCTATTCAAGATTCCGTCGCCCAGCAGGGTTACTATCTGGATCGCCGCGTCAATAATCAGTGGTGTGTTATCCAGAAGCCCTTGTCCCAGCGCACCGAGCAGCTGCATCCCGGCGTCAATCGCGGTTGGCAGCATCTCGACGATCATGCCAAGGCCATCGCTCAGAATGCCGCCGAGGGTGCCCATCGCCCCGGTCAGACCACCCTCTTGGAAAGCCTCTGAGAGCTTCGTGACCGATTCCGTACCGAACTGCGTAAACTGTCGAAGAGATGGGGACAGCTCGTCGGATATAACAATTTGAGCGCCCTCTAAGGCGCTCTTGAACATCGTTATATCTCCAGCCAAGTTGTCAAGCTGGGTGTCTGCCATAGCTTGGGCTGCGCCCGATGTATTATCAAAGGCGGTTTGCAGACCCCCAAGATCGCCGCCGAGGGCTTTAACAACATCCTCCTGGGATACGCCAGTGTCTGCGGCCTTCAGGAGTGCATCGGCAAAGGCTTCGGCGTTGCCGCCAGAGGTCTTGAGGATGTCAGAGAACGCCTTTTCGCTGATACCGAGCTTTCCAAGATTGCCCTGCATGGCTGTGAGGTCGATTCCAACATCGGACAGCGAATCGGACAGGCTGCCCATGTTGACCCAAGCGCCGTCAATGGCGACTCCCAGTTCCTCAAACCGCTCCGCACTGGTGCCAAGCATAGCGTTCACGGATTTTAGGTCGACCTTGTTGAATATCGTATTGAGCGCCTGAGTCTGTTCCTCCTGGGTCAGCGAAGAGAGGGCGCCGTTCAGATCGCCGAAGGTCTCATTCAGCGGACGGAGGTTGCCTTCGGCATCGAATGCCTCAACGCCCAGGGCTGCCAGTTGGGCCGCTGCTTTGTCCGTGGGTGCGGACAGGGACAAAATCATGTTGCGGAGGGCCGTTCCGCCTTCCGCTCCCTTGATGCCGTTGTCCGCAAGGACGCCCAGCGCCATACTCAGCTCTGTTGTGCCGCCGGACAGGTTCTTCGCGGTGCCGCCCACCGTAAGGATAGCGTCGCCGAGCTGCTGAACACTGGTGTTGGATTTGGAGCTCGCCGCCGCCATCTTGTCTACAAGGCCAGCGGTTTCATCCAAAGACAGCCCCAGCGCTGATTGTGCATCCGTCACCATGTCGGAGGCCAAGGCCAAGTCGATACCGCCAGCCGCCGCAAGGTTCAGCACATTTGGCAGCATGGTCATGGACTTCTCGGCATCATAACCCGCCAAGGCCATGTAGTTCAGGGCGCCAGCCGCGTCGGAGGCGGAGAAGGCGGTGTTCGCGCCCATCTCCATCGCAAACTCCCGGAGCTGGCTGAAGTTCTGACTTGCCTCAGAGGTAGCGTCATTCAATTCCGCCACAGAGTAGCCCATCGTAGCGGCTACCTGGGACATGGACGAATCGAATGCCATCCCTGTATTGACGGAGGCGGCAGCAAATCCGCCAACGGCTACGGTGGCGGCAGTCAGGCCGATTGCCGCCGCTTTGCCGATGCCTTTCATTATGTCGCCCAGCTTTTCAAATTTGCCGCCGGACTTCTCTGCGGCCTCGCCCAGGTTTTCAACATCCGGCTTGGCTCCATCAGCTGCGC